CTATTGTAGAGTCAATAGGTTCACTTAATGGAACTTCGTTACCTCTTAAATTATACAAGTCTTGGAAGCTTACTCCATATACTCCGTTATCTGATAAAAATAAAATTTGGTTACCGACTTGTACAATAGAATCTTTTGCTACTAATCCTATTTCTTTTGTTAGAGTTTGTACTTTTGCATCTTGAAAATTTATGCTATCAATTCCCGTTACTACAGAAATGCTCTTTCTATTAAACATCAGTAATTTATCTTCAGCAAAAGAAAATGCAGCAACAAAAGAATCATTTTGCCCGCCTGCAGTTACAAATGTACCGAATGTAGTATCGAATTTTTCAGCATTAAAGGGATTAGAAATTAATAATTCATCTGTAACATTTCTTGCTGTATACGAATTATCCCCTGCATTTACTGTATTTCTATAAGGAACAACTAATCTATTTCTGTGTACTATACCATCACTTGGTCCAGGAGCGTGTATAAATCCAGCTCCACCAGAAACTCTTCCTATAATAGAAACACTTTTATTTGATGCTTCTGTAGGTGCTTCAGCATAAAAACTAACACTAGTATCCGTTTTTTCCGCAACTTGATATGTAGAATCAACAGATACTCCAGTCATATCAGATGCTACTACAACTATTTCATCTCCTACAACAAGCGCTCCAAAGCCAGTATTTGTTATGCTTGCTAACGTAACTAAACCCGCTGCACTTGCTGTTGCTTCTGTACTTGCTTTGATTGTAGGTTGTGTAAATGTACCACTTTGCATTTCCACAAAGTCATTTGAAAAATTTAAATCCCAAGATAAAGGCACGTTGCTTTCTTCAAAAATTAAAATTTTATTAAATGCTTGTATTGCACTTACATCAACATCGTCTCTATCAATAACTGTACCCGCGGGATAATCTATTGATGTTGTTGAACCATCGCTTAATTTAACTGCTTTAGCAGAAACTGTTCCAATTAATAAAATATATTCTTCATCATTATTAGCAGGGTCTACGAAATTTGTAGAAGCTACTACTCTCGTATCTTGAGAGTTAGATAATTTAGGCGCACTTATAGTAGGCGTACCACTTACAACTCCAGTAGTTGTAACAGGAATGTTTATACTTATACTTGTAGCACTTTCTCTAGTTGCTATATAATTGCTTCCAGAAACATATCCTACTACATTGTTAATTGTTCCTGTTACTGATACTAAAGTATTGTTAATAATGCCATTTGAAGCATCTGTTCCTGTGGTTGTTGTTACTCCAGCAAAAATTAATTTACCACCAGATTCAGTTGTACTAGTGGCTGCATCATCTGCATATAAATTAAAAGGTAAAGTAAACCTAGTATTAGTATCTACGGCAAAGGGAGCAGATATAACATTAACCGCTTTACGAGTTTCGGCTAATCCATTAGTATCAAACCTAACATTGTGAGCGACAGTAAACATACCAGGTTCTAATGAATCTGGTCTAGACCTATCATTAAAGCCCTTAAAGCTACTATCTATGTCCTCTATTATTTGGTCATCAGTAGCACCATATGTATCGTAGCGAGCCATTCATTCTAACCGCGCATTCCTGGCATTGGAGGACGAGGCATACCTCCACCTTGTCCCATTTGAGGTCTAGGCATAGAAGGACGTGGCATAGCACCACCTTGAGGCATTTGAGGTCTACCCTGTGCCATCTGTGGTCTAGCTCCTTGTGGGGCTTGTGGTCGTGCTTGTGGTCGTGCTTGTGCAGGTCCACCAGATAGCTTCTTCTCTAATGCAGAGATACGTTGCTCTAGCTTTGCTATTTTACTACCACCTGTAGCCTTTGGAGCTTTCTTGGCAGTTTTCTTTTTAGTTGGTTTTTTTACAGCCATATTATTTTTTCTTTTTCATTGCACGCCCTTTAGACTTAGCAGCCTTTGATGGTCGTCCAACTTTTGTTCCGTATGTTCCTTTTCCGTAGGGCATGATATTATTTGATTTGAGATGAACCAAAGTAGAATCCTACAATGGCAAGTAAGGTTTGTCTAACTTCGGGTAGTATAACATAACCTGCAAGGGTTTCCCAAGTTGACCATTGAAAAAATAAAAAGTTTTTTGCCTCTAGTACAGTTACACCTCTGTCAGTAAATGCTAAAATAAAGGGTACTAATATAAGTGCAAATAAAATAGCTCCTACAATAGTTCTTCTTACTATGACCCCACCGTTCCTAGCAGCGGCTCTATCTGCACTAGAGTCAGCCATATCTTGCTTTTCTAGAATTGTTTGTACAGTTGCCCTCTGAGCTTCTACTAAACTCCCAATAAGCTTAAATACAAAGCCCATTGCGCCACCTAATCCTAATGCTTGTAAATCGTCCATTATTTTTTACTCCTTACTTTTGCCGCAGGTGTATTCTTTACTACGGTTTTTTTACTTTGTTTCTTTTTCTTTGCAGTAGCTGCTCGCTGAGACTGCGATAAACTCTTGGCTTTAGCCATTGGAAGGCATCTGTCTGGGTTTTTCTTGTTTTTAGATGTACCGCAAGCCCCCTTAATCTTTCCGTCAGTTCCGATGCGAACCCAATTTTGGTCTCTCCATTTTTTGAGTTCACCCATTACTTCTTCTTTCTTTTCTTACCCTTTGCTCCTTTAGCGTAGTTAGGGTCTTTGCAATACTTAGATGCAGCCATATTAGCATAAGCACTAGGGTATGTATCAAATGTACGCCTAGCCCAAGCTTTACCTGCGGAACAGATTTTATTTCCTTTTCTTTTGCTTGCCATTTGCCATTCCCCTTAATGTTTTTGCTTGACCCGCATGAGCGCGAGAAGCCTTTTCTAATTTTTTTGCGACTGATAATAATTTACGTTTCATTAAACTTTCCTCCTTTTGTTTGAAGCAGTTTTTCTTTGCGGTACTTTTTTAGCCGCGCATTCTGTGCAACATCCTCCGTGCATTAGCATTTCCACCTCCGTCTTGCTTGTCTTAGTCTTGAATTAGGGTCTTTAGCAGCTTTAGGGAACTTCTTCATTTGTCCTGCGCTCCTAGCACAATAAGACTTTCTACGCTTTGCATCCTTGCTCCCTTTCTTAGGATTGCCTGTAACGGCAGTTTTGAGCTTAGACCCAGGGTTCTTACGCTTGTAAGCTTCTACCCCCTTCTTAGTCATTCCTGCGCCTTGCTTGGTTGGTCTATAATTACCACCCTTGCTAGTCGTACGTCTAATCGGATTTTCCTTTTTTCTGCTCATCTATAAGTTTCTTTATTCCTAGTGCTGCGTGTACTATTGTAACAATAGATGCAATACTTGCTAGTATTAAACTTATATCCATTAAACCCCAAGATGCTAAAACTCCCATAAATGATACTCCCAATCTGTTAATTAAATCTTCCATTGTATTACGTACATAGTTCAGTTATAACCAATTTTGTTTGTTCAGTTATGTAAGTTGTATCAACCGCAAATTTTGCTTTTTGAATATATTCTGGATGAAAATAATTTTGTGCTTCTTCTGTCAACTTATGAGCCTTACCAGCTGTAATTGAAGCTTGCGTTGGTGTTGTTCCATCTACCGTATAAAATACTCTTTGCTTTTTAGCCACAGATGTACTAGGAGACATTACCTCAACTAAACAAACTGTAGTCTTTCCCGCTATATCTGTAATAGTTTTTACAGTAAAGGCATCAGTTTTACCCCATGTTCTATTATGCCTAGCACCATTGGTTCGTCCTAATCTTAAAGTTGCAACGTGGCATTCTTGTCTATTTGTATCAAATACATTCACGATTAACTATTTGTTTTTTAATTAGTTAACTCAGAAGCATACATTATGGCAGTAGCACTATTACCTGTTGTACCCTTAAATTTAGCTTTTTGTACTAAATCTTTATTAAAATAATATTGATTTCCTGCAAATAATCTATGTGATATAGCGTTGTTAACCGCGCTACCATCTATAGTAAAAGAAACACCATTACCGATTACTGTAATATATATGACCTTGGTTCTTGGATTAAATGTTGTAAATTGGTAAGTATCAGTAGACCCTGCACCAGTATGAGGTATACTAATTGTTTGAGATGTCGCACCTTCGGTTGGCACATTATATCTATTTACTGTAAATGAATTTGGCATAATTATCGTGATTGTCTATTGACGTAAGTTGAAAATTTAATATTTATATTATTTTTGTTGTTGATTATATCATTCTGTTCAAGTTCGGTATCTAGGTATTTTTGAGCTATCTCATCTTCAATTAGAGCCTTCTGATGTTGCCCATCCATTCTTAAAAAATCAGCATAAGTCCCATATACAGCATAATTGAAAAATTCACTTGGAACTTGTGATATTGAAGCGTTATCGAGGTCAGTAATGATTGTCTGCGAATTGCCAACATCTGAAGCTCCATCATAAGGAGGTTTTCTATATGTTACAAATGCTCTATCGGAATCATCAGCATTTAATAAATTAGCTCCATCGTCATCTACATAAAATTGATATTCTCTTGCAGATTGATTTAAATATGCCCTAGTGCCATGTATTCTTATAAATTCAGATATAATAACATTTTTAGGTTTAGTTTGTGCTGTATCTACATATGGAATTAAGCTTGATTCAAAAGGAATAATTGATACAGATGTAATATCATGCCCATTGTCCACCTTTGTAGGGTCTCCATAATCTGAACCAAACAACCAAGATTTAACATCTGATGGTTTTGCGTGTTTTGTTTCATCTGTTGTGTTTTGAACAGCCACTTGACTTCCTAAACTAGAAAATGTTACAACATTGGTAATTTGACTAATAGTATAATTAGGAGCATATACATGATACCATCTATTGCTTGCTCTGTAAAAAACAAAATCTGACGATGTTGGTCTATTATTTGTTACATAAACATCAGTATCTTTATCTAATCCTAAATTAATAGCTGCTTTTCCCACCTTAGTATATAATGCAGTAAATTTATTAGTAGTATTTGTATTACTTAAATTTGTATATTTAATAGTGGATATTGCTCTACTCTCAGATGGCATTATATATCTTTGCCATACTGGAGATGCCTTATATGCTATATATAACCTACGATTAGCTAACGCCTCTAATGATGTTACCTCTTCATTGGTGAAATTATTAACTCCTGCAAGTCCCTTTAGAGTTGCAAAAAACTCACTATTAAGTCTATTCTGCATTATATTTTATTGGGCGACAAATCGCTAAATTTTTTATTATAATATTTTAAAAATTCTTTAGAATGCACGTGTTCGTGTCCGTACTTACTCGTAAGTCGGAAAAATTCTCTAGCAGGCATAGTAGCTACGCATTTACCTAGAGCAGGGTGCGTCTTGCCTTTTTCTTCTTGTGCTTCCTTGCGTGCTTGTTGTACACGTAAATGTTCGGTTTCTTTTTCTAACTTAAAACCACTTTTAATTTCGTTCATAAAAGCTGCATCTAACTCTCCGTCAGTAAAGCTTCTAGGTATTTTTGTAATTATATCTGACATAAAATAAAAGGTAGGGGGCTTTCGCCCCCGTACCAAAATAAGAATTAAAGTTCTGCCATCTCGAAGAAAACAGTAATGCTTCCTTGAGTTAGCTCGTTTAATGAATACGCAGTTCCACCACTTGCTGGAGTGAAGAGTAATTTAAACTCTTTACCTGCAGTTGTGTATAACTTACCATTTGCAGTATTCGCATCTCCTCCAACTGTAAAGTATGACCCATCATTGTAGGCATAAGTTACTTCAGTTGAGTCAACATGAATCTGTGCAGCTCCGATGTAACCTGCTGCGGTATCATCGTCACCAATAGTAATAGTTAATTGTGAACCAGCTCCACTATCATCAAAAGCCGTGTTTAATTTAAACGCAACTTTTTGGACAATAGCACCTGCAGGTATAACATAATCAAATGATTTTGTTGCACTATCTGCAAGTGTACCAGCAGCCTGTACAGAAAAATCTGTAAAGTCTACTGTGTAAGCGTGAGTAAAGGTTGAAGAACCTGCTTGATTTACTGTTAATTGTGACATAGTATTATATTCCTTTCTATTAAGCTACAATTTTACCGTGTGCTGCTGGGTGGTATACACCTAGAGTCAACGCACAATCAACAAATCCACGTTCGCCACCACCTAAGTTAGGTAAGCGTGTGCTTCCCATAGGGATGAGGTCGTGAATACCGACATAATCTGGGTTGATAATATAACCATCTGCGTGGTCTGTATTTGCTCCAGTTACGGTAGCAGGTGCAGTCACAGGGTTCATATTAACAACAGATACTACTCCGTGGTCAGATTGGTAAAGGTCTACAGACAATTTAATTGTTGATTGACCTTGGTCCATATTAACTTGACGTAATGTATCAGTACCTGCGGCTGCAGTAGTTCTGGCAAAGTCAGAAATACGGCGGCGTAATCCAGTATCAGCTACAAGCATCATATTGCTTGCTTGACCTGTTTGACGGAAGATACTTGATAACTGAGTGTTTAAATGTGTTTCAGTATAAGCATTACCTTGGTCAGAGTTATTTGCTGTTGGTGTTGCATATGCAGCAGGAACGTCTGTTGAAACAGTTCCAATAGTTGTGCCATCTGCTAACCATTGACCGAGACCACGAAGACCATAAGAAGTTCCTGCACCGTTCTCTACAGAGCGGTCATTAGAACTAAGGATAGTAGCTTCAACGTCACGTTTAAGTTCACGGATTGCTTTTGATTCAGCTTGGGCAACTTTAGCAGGTCCAACAGAGTCAACGACTTCTTGTAAATCAGAAACCATATAATCTCTACGGAATTTTTGCACATAGTTACCAAGACGAGCGCGTTCTGCAAATTTGTCTGTAAAAGTGGTCACGTCAGCTCCTTCAGCTACACCAGTTGTACCTGGGTCAGCTAATTTGTCTACGGTCCACTCTGCAAACGTTGCAGTTGCTTTCGTCTTCGATGCGGATGATAGGACTGGTGTTTCTTCTGGCGCAAGGATTGTTAAGACATCTGTCAAATCCTCACGGTTAGAAACAGCAGAACCTGTATTAGTTGTATCGAATGTATTTGAAAACGACATAATTTTTAAGTTTTACTTTCTATTTTGCTTTTGTAAGGTTCTAAGAGCTACAAAATCACTAACACTTCCAGAGTTCTGGAATTGTTTTGCAGTTTCACTAAGCTTTTTAGCTGTTCTTGGTACAGTTTTTTCAGATTTAGCTGCTACGGTAGAAGCACTTCTAGGAGGTGCGGATTTAATGGTGCGAGGAGCAGTCCGAGTTGGTGGCAAAACTTTTCTGCCGTACATACTGTTTGCTGCATGAGCAACTATGTATGGCATTTGTGCCGATACTTCTGGATTAATTTTTTGTAAATCGATTAACCTTTTATCGTTAATCATAGCATCGTACTTTTTGTACGCTTCGCTATTTTTATTTTTCATCCAGGGTAACTCTTCTTCTGCTTTTTTCGCAAAGGCATCTCTAGCTTGTATAGCTGTATTTTTCTTCTGTATCTCTTGCATTTGTGCAGGAATAAATTTGCGAAGAACATTTTGTGAGTGCCTCATTGTTTTGCGTACTTCAGCTTTGGTTAACTCTCTACCATCTAATGTAGCAATAACATCATCGGGTGAATAGTCTCCCTTTTCGTATAACAAGTCTTCAGCCCAGTCCACAACTTCTTGCGCACTATTAGCTTGTTCTTGTAACTCTTGAGGGTTCTCGATGTGCTTTAAAGGATTATCTTTTACTACAGGAACTTTTTCTTTTTGCTCGCTTTGCAAGGTATTAAGTTTTTGTTCCATTTGTTCTAAGCGTTCTTCGGCATCCTTACGTTTCTTAGTAAGTTCACCATAGCGTGCTACTGCACGACTATTTAACTTAGAAGATAATGATTTAAGTTCATCTTCCGATAAGTCATCTATATCTAACTGTGAAAGAACATCTGCTTTGGTTTCTTCTACTTCAGATTCGGTTGCACTCTCATTAACAACTTCCTCTTCAACTTTGGATTCCTCCGCTACTTCGGGTTCGCCTTGCGGTGAACCAGCCCGTTGAGCCATAAACTCTGCAGGCGTTAAACTGTTGTCCGTATTTTTTTGTTCTGACTCTACGTTGTCAGTCGTGTTTTGTTCTGTCATAATTGTCCACTTTCTTTGCGCCAAAGCGATTGCGATTAAAAGTCATTATACAACCCTATACAAGCTTACTAAAAGTACCATCGTGTTTTTTACGAATGGACTCCCAATCTGACATCTGAAGTATTTGGTCATACGTTAAAATTCTACCAGAGATTTGCTTCATATTGTCGCCATCTGCCTCGTGTAGTTCGGCTATAGCTTCTTCTCTTAGTGAATGTATTACAGAAATAAACACAGCAAAGTGTTCATTGTGCTGTAAGAATTTAAGGGCTTGTGCTAGACTCATTGATTAATACCTTGTGTTTGCATTGCACCCATAGATGCAGGTTGTGTACCTACTTTACCTATCTGGGCGTTTTGTGCTTGCTGTTGCATAAAGGTATATTGACCAATGTATTTTTGTAATCTAGCTTGGAAAGCTTCGTCAGTCTGCGCTCTCTGTGCAATATCTGGTTGCTTAACATAGTTTTGTATTACTTGCATTGCGACTTGCGCACCATTTGGTCTAGCAGGCATTTCAATTCCTGCAAAAATCTTAGCTAAGTCATCGGTAACATCTTGCATCATCTTATCTGCTGCTTCTTTACCTTCTTGTAAAATGCTATCTGCCATTACAGGGTCAATAGAATTAGCTACAGTTTCTAGTAAAGCATCCATATTGATGCGACCAGAGCGGTCTAACTGAGTAAGCGACACTAAAGAGTTTAGTTTCTTCTCTTGTGTATCCTTGTCAGTATTCAATACATCATAAGATACTACAATATCATAGTCTTCGTTTGCATCTCCTTTAGAAAATTTCATAGGGTCTGGGCTACCAGTAACCTTAAAAAAAACTTCGTCTGGTCCAAAACGCTGAAAGCACTTCCAAGTCATCTGCAATACTTCTGCAGCGTGATTCAAGAACTTGTCTATTAAGAATTGTCTACGTATAGGAGCTAATGGGTTTTCAAAATCTAATCCTACTAAAGCATCTGCCTGTTCCTCTAAGGTTCTTTCTATTTCTATAGAACCTGTTGGCGGTGGTGGCGTAGGTGCAAAGTCTAAATCTCCTTTTCTTCTGTAAGGAATCATTCTACCAGGACCCCAATCCGTTGGTGCTTGCCCTACTGGATGCAATATCGGAGGTAATGTAGCTAAACTGTTTCTATCTATTCTAGAATCACGCTCTACCTTTACTTGGTTCTGTATACCACGTAAAACATCTGGAATAGTCATTGTATCGTAAAGTCTTTTAGAATCTTCAGATAGTTTAGTAACTACTACAGGGTAATCTTCGTATCCGTTTAGTAATTCAAACTTAGCAAATGCAGGACTTTCATCTCCTCCACTATAATCTTTGTGAAATACTGTACAGTAAATACCCTCTGAACCATCTTCTTCATCAAACAATCTTTGATAACTATAAACAATTTCAATCAAATCATCTGATTCGTAAATAGTATCGCTTACATTATTAGCTCTACGACCTTCTTGCTCGTTTTCTATAGAGTTTATATTGATACCTCGGTAGCGTTCAATCATTACATCTACAAAGTCTTGGTCCCATCCATCTGTTACTACTTTATTTTCTAGCTCTTGTGCTGTGTAGTATGTACGCCAAAAACAATAAGGCGCTCTTTGTGGGTCTGTTACATAGCTAGGAAAGAAGAAGTCTCCATCTGGTGCAAGTGTCTTGACCTCCGGGGCATCTACTTGTCTTCTTACCGTAGGTAATTCTGCTTTTCCTAATTCCCTTAAATCATCAATGGCTTTTTTAGCTCTGCTATTATTTACTCCCGGAAATGCAGCAATTAAAAGTTCTTCTATTCCTTCAGTTTCTCCACCCTCTGCAATCATTTGTGCTATATCAGGTGCAATATTTGAAATTTGTTCTAAGTCTAGCTCTTGTAAAAACTTTCTATCTTCTCTTTGCCATCCAATGTATGTAACTAAAATGCCTCGTTCTAATAAATAGTTAGCACCTAGTTCCATTTCTTTCTTGAATCTAGGTATGTATCCACTAGAAATCATCCACTTTAAAAAGTTGGATACTATTCTAGCTCTAGGAATATCAGAGGTTTCTGTTGGAAATGCTCGTACGTTTGCTCTAGATACAGCAGACATGAACATAGATACAAGTCTAGTTATGCGTTCGTCAATAACATGAGACTCAATATCTGATGCACCTTCCCAAGGAAAAGCATCTGCACCGTGCTTGCGGTGGTCGCGGCTTTTCCCTGCCCACCAATTACGCCTATCATCATAACTTGTTCTGCATAAGTCAAAATAATATTCTAGGTCGGATATAGTTTTACTGTATGCCCAACGCAAGGTTTTTACGTCTGGCGTTTTACTTACGTAAGTAAGTGCTTTAGAGACTTCTGTTTCTTCCATTGCGCAGAATTATAACATATTAATCAATACTAGGAGGTTGTACCCATTTAAATTTAGGTTCTTCTTCCTTGTTGTCTACTTCTATATAAACATACTTGCCAACTGCACCTTCTCCTTGCATTCTTTTTGGCATTACAATTGGTACTTTGCGAAGCATTTCTTTTATGTATACATAAGAAAATTTAGGATTAGGGCAAACAGATAACACTCTTCCTCTGTATACTTGTGCTACAGGGATAGATGTATCCATTATATCTTGTCCTTCTTCGTTTATCCACGTGCTTTTACCACGTCCTGTGACCATATCTTCATCAAGATGCAATGAGGAAATTTCTAATGCTTTATCAAAAGAAATCCCCATTTCATCCGCTATTTCTGTTAGTTTTCTTTTAGGCATTAGTATCCTCCTTTAGATTTGCGGGTTGTGTTTAAGTCTTGATTGTTTACGTGGTCGGGACCTTCGCCACCATTTGCCATTCGTAAATATCTCAAGACATCAAAAAAATCTTTTAGCGCTTCGTCAGCTTTACCTTTACTGTTGTAGTTAATAATACTATCTATAAGATTACCGCAGTCCTTGTGTATATAGCACAGAGGTTCGTTAGCATTATCTATTTTAACATTAGGATTATAGTTGAACCAATCGTCCAATGCAGATATTCCCATATCTTCAGTACGACCATCAGAAGGAACAAAATCCATTCCGTAATCACTAAATGTAGTAAATAAATCATCATTGTTTTCGTTTTCTCGCGCAAAATACCTAGAGTCACCAATTCTTTCAAATACTCTAATACCAAGGTCAGATTCTATATCTTTAAATAATTCTACATAACCTTCGACATTGTATCCAATCTTTTTAGAAGCAGGTCCGTATCTCCACTTTGGGTCGCCAAAAATAGCCCACTCTCCATATGAATCTCTATCTGGGAACTCTTTGCAAATAAAAACTTGTCCCTGTCTATTAACTGCAGCCCATATTGCAGTATAGTTTCTTGCTCCTGCGGGGTCAACCACTTGATAACAAGTAAATCGTGTTCTATCCTTAATATTTGGGAAGGTGCGTCCATATTTGTTTTCTGTCTCAGAAAGTACATTAACCTCTGTATTAAACAATGGTAGCAGACTTGTCATTGACTTGACTGGCACGCCATATGCTCTTACCATTATTTCTTCTTCTGGTCGTCCTTTTAAATCTTTTGCAATACGTTCATATCCACCGAAAGGATTTTCATCAGAATGCAGATATATAATACTCGCATCTCTTTCTTTACTATACTGTTTAACTGGCAATGCTCTATCTAATAACTTCGCTTCTCGTGTTTCTAATGTTTCTACTGCTCTTAGGTACTCATTTATAAATGGTGTGTACCCGTCAATCGGAGTAAAACCTATAAGCAATTTAGAGTTTCTGGTTGCAAGACGAAATCGCAAAGTGTTTACTAGGGTCGCATCACCCAAGTACTCGTCAAGCCACGCTCCAATGTTAGTGCCTTGAGGGTTTTTGAAGCCGAACTCAAAACCTTCCAAGATGGTCTGATTGTTACTGAACTGTGTATAAGTCTTAAAGTCTACCCTAGTCTTGGTGTCAGGAAAAATAAACGACTGCCCTGTAAATCCATTCTGCATAGAATAATTAATGTAACCCTCTGTACTCTTTGTCTTTCTTCTGAACTCCTTCGGCATCATATCCCATACAGCTTTCTGCTGTATCTTGATACTTGTATCTATGTTCTGCGAAAAACAAATAACGTGTCCATCTTGGTTCTCGGTAACTGCCTTCATCAGCAGTTTAGCGCACCCGGTCGTCTTGCCGCTTCGGTTTCCACCGAGAACGAGGCACTCATTGTAGTCGGCTAGACCTTCGTACATTCGCTTCCAACCATCTAAATCAAACCCATATCTTATAGGGTCTTCCTCCGAGGCACGAATGCGACCTTCATACGAATTGTACAAATCCCTTAATAACTGAGGGTCATTTTCGCCAAGTGCTACAATCTCTTCGTCTGTAGGTGGCTTGAGTATAGGGTGCGGAGTAAAGCTAAGTTCCATCTTCTTCGTCCTCTAAATCAGCTTCTTCCCATATTAATTCAATATCATCTTTATTCATTTCAGATAAGGTCTCTCGGCAGAGAGTCTTACCTATGTAATAATTAGTATAATCATATGACAAAGCAGCCTCATCATCAATGACGATAACAGCCCAATTAGGGAAATGCTCAGATAAAATAGCCTTTGCTTTAGCAAATGCTTCTTCTTCCTGGTCTGACATCTTATTCTTCAACATCTATTACTTCCCCTTTAATTAACTTAATTCTTTCCTTGGCTTTTTGTATAGTCTCTTCGTAATCTTCTTGAGTAACTATATTTCTGTTTTCAGTTATTGAACTAGCTTCTCCTCTTGCAGTTAATGCCTGCCTTGCAGAGTTTGCCTTGGCAATACTTATCTCCTTTATGTCCCTCGGAGTCGGCTGATACTCGCCTGTTTGTATCTGTTCCCTTACATTCTGTATCAAATCCTCCTCTAGACTCTCTAAATTTACATAACTTCTTGCTGATAATTGACCTCCTAGCTCCCTAAATGTGTTCTTATAGTCTGCATAATCGACTAATACATTGAGTATAGTACCACGGTCAAAGCCATATTTGCGTATCATCTGCGTTTGCGACACCCCAATAGCGTGCAAATATAGTATTTTAGCCACCTTTTCAGGCTTCTCCCTAGACAAACTGCGCGATTTTGTAAGTTCTTTTAACTCAGCAACTTGCGAAATAGCTAGTTTTATCTCTGTCTTTAACTCCTCTTCAGCACTCATGGGACTTTTTTGTCTCTTCGATGGGACTTTATTGTACCACCTATACCAAACAATAACCAAACATTAGTATAAAAGAAGCTAACTTGTCAAGCCCCATAGGGCATCTAATTTTTTAGGGGGCAATATATGTATATATATATGATGATGCGTGCAAAATTTTGACCCCCTCCGCCCATATAGCTAGCCAATCACTTTAAAAATAGGGTACCCTCTTTAATCTTATGAATAACTATTTATTCTGTCTTTTAAGTATGTATTTTCTATCCCCTTTTTAGTGGTTGGTTTTTGGTAGGGGTTTACTTGTAAAGAGTGGCCCAATAAATTGTTTCAAGCGGCTACAAAAAAAGTTTTTTGGCTCTGTAGCCCCTACTTTAAGCCACCTAGCAAGGATTGTGAAAGATTTTTCTTGAAAAAAAAAGGGTACCCCATATTGTGGGTTTTAATGGTAGATTACTACCAA